CCAATCGTTCTTTGAGGGCAGTAATGGCTTCATTAACATGGCGGCTTTGTGTGTAATGTATTTTCACAATGTCTAATGCAAAAAGCGCCAGCTTCATTGCTTCTTTATCAGTCATGCTTGTTCCCTTGCTTTCAACATTTTCAGCGTACCTAAGAATCTGATGCTTGCGTGACCCTTGCATACCCCAATCACCTTGCCGCTTTGCCAAATCCTCAAATGCTTCATCTTCTTCTGTCATAAGTCCCCCAGAATGCGCCATTCCCTTTCCTGGCGCTTAGATTTTGATGCGACTGTTTTGCCTGTTAAACCAATCAAGCCCAGCGTTTCCAATTCTTTTAAACGCCGTGCCACTTGGTTGCCATCCAGCCCTGTATGGGTTGCAATGCCATCTTTGCCTTGCGGCCCGTGCTGGACTAGACAAGCCACGATCAGCGACCCGTGTTTTTTAGCCAATTCCTTGGCTGAATCCGCTGCCACAAACGAGGTCAGCGGGTCAGATTTACGCACTCTTGGGAATATGAAGTCAAACATGATCAAAAGGGCATATCGTCATCATTATCTGCTGGCAAACCCTGCATCTTAGGTTCGTAGGGGCGCGGGTCATTGATGTATGCCCAGCCGTCCCACCCGTTTTCTTTGAGTGGGATAACGTCTAGTTTAAGCATTTCGCCATTGCGGGTTTCAATAATTGACCCGATGCGCTGGTAGCGGTTCTTTTGTTGACCTTCTTTGTTGGTGTACTGACCAACAATTGCGGTAATTTCTTTTTTGATCTTGCTCATGGCTGGCTTTCTATGTATTGGTTTAACTGCTGAACTTGAGAATCGACCTCGGCTAAGAATTTGACAATCTCGGCCTCCATCTCGGTGATAAATGCGTTATCCCGTGGGATGCGGGTTACAAATAGCTGTGCTTTAGGTGGCATTCTGGGATCAAAAACAACATAATCGGCCCATTGTCTGCCTGTGCATGAAAGCTGAAATTGCATCTGTGCAAAGTATTTGGCGGGTACTTTTTTGGTAAGCAATGTCTCTAGCATTCCTTTGCTTTCGGGACATTTGACTTCAACAACACCATCATCCCCAACAAGGGCATCTGGGCTTGCGCCAGCCATTTCTATGGTTGGATGGGGGACAAAGCCAACAGCATCTGTATCCCATCCACAATGGGCTTGATAGGCCGCTAAAGCAAAGATTTCCTGCTCAACCCCCCATTGCATAGCCTGAGAGGTAAACCCCTCGGCCTTGGTCTGGGTGATGCGTTCAAGGACTAATTGGGTCATGTAGCTATCCCGGCTTGCCGAGTAGCCTGTTTTGGTCTTAGCCATAACATCATTGACCCGGCTGGCGGTTACCTTGCCCAGACGGGCGATGAACCATTCCTCGGTGCGTTGTTCGTCACTCATGCTTTTTCCTTTGCTTTTGCAATGCGGTCTGCTTTGGCCCTGATAACTTTGGCAATCCAAGTCTGATCACCTTGGCAAGCCTCATAAGCGGCTTTGTAAGAAACCTGAAGTTCTTCTTTATTGGCGCTGGCATCGATTGCGGCAATGTGATCTGCCATCATTCCAGCGTCAATCTTTGGGGTGGGGCGGCTGGCGGCTACACCATCATCATCGTCTGGGGCAAGGCCAGAGGCGGCTAAAAGGCTATATCTCCGCGCATAAGTCAAGGCGCTACCAAAACCCATTGCATCGTGCTTGCTGGCAGGGACATGAAGCATTCCGCACTCCATCACTTCCCCAGATTCATGCACAAATATTGTTTCAACCATCACCCCGTCTTTGCATTCATAGGTGCGTTGCATCAAGCCTATGCCATTGGCGTTTAAAGCCCCGACAACAGCGTCAATGCAAGAACTAAGGTCTGCATACTTGGATTTGAAATGGGGGTTTACAGACGTTTTTAACGCCTTGCCAAACTGGGCTTGTGCTTTGACAAAAGCGGCGGCTATTTTTGGGCCAATTGGGGTTTCCATTATTCTGAATCCTTTGCTGTTAATTGGGTTTGCAATTCTTTGATGTATTCCTGGGCAATCTCGGCGGTCTGTATGTAGCCCCGTAGATGGGACTCAAGCAAACCAACGTGATAAGCCAAGCGGTTTTGTGCTGGTTCGCCAGCGTATTGCTTGTCAGCAATGAATTTGATGTTATTGATAAGTTCGTCTGCGTTCATGCTGTGATTGCTTTCAGATTGTTGATGCGGTTATTGATCTTAGTTACAGCTTGCTGGGATAAAGCCATAACTTTTTTCTTTTCTTCTTCCAAAGCGGCAATTTGCTGTGCGCGAGGGTCAAAGTTATCTGGCACATCAATCTCAATTTCTTGACTACCAATGTATGCCCGATGCTCGGTATCGTCCAATTTAGTGGAAAAAACATCATAGGTAGGTGCATCATTCCAAGGGTATTCAGAATGAAATATGTAAATTGTGGTTTTGATCTTCATGTTATGGCCTCCAAATAAAACAATCAAGGGCAAGCACAATTAAAGCAACCAAAGCCAAAACCCTGATGATCTTGTCTGCGGTGGAAATCTGAGCAACGTGGATTTCTATGGCAGCGCCATATTCCATGGTTTTTGGAAAAGCCTCATTTATTGTTCTGGGGTGTTTCATCTTGTTCATCCTCTGGTTGATCGTCTGGGTTGTAATCTGATTGGCGGGTGAGGATTTGCCCCCACCGCCATTCCTCATAATCAAGGTCGTACATGGTCAATATTCGTACTCAAGGCGCTCAGAAAAAGATGGATTCCAGCCATTTTCAAAAGCGTCAGATTTCGCCCAACGCATGACCCATTCATGGGCGGTGAGGTTGCGTGTGTCTTTAATTTCCCATTCATTTGCGTCAGCAGTAAATTCAATGATTTCTGCTGGTGACAAGTCAATGTCATACTTTGCATAAATTGCTTGGGTTTCAATTGCTGTAATCATCTTGAGACTCCTAAAAAGACCCCGAGAAGTTCAGGGCATGGCGTGATTATCAGCTACCTTATAAACCCAAGTCAACTGTGGGGGTATTAGCGGTCTTATGTACAATGCGCGGATGGACAAGGAAAAATTTATTGCATTGGCTGGCTCACAGACTGAGCTTGCCAGAATCTTGGGCATCCACCAATCGGCGGTTTCCCAATGGAAAGCCGTGCCACAGGCAAGAATTTGGCAATTGATGGTATTGCGTCCAGCATGGTTTGAAAAGTAGTGTATAATTTAAACCGTTGTCGTGGAAAACAACAGATGAAGCCGCTTAAAACAGTATTTGGCCTTTTGAGACAACTCAAAGGGTTTCCACCCAAATACTGTACTAAGCGGCTTTTTTGTTTTTTACGGCTACCGAATGACTCGCGTTACGTTACCGGCCCTGCATGGGGTGACAAGTCAAGAAACACCGACAGCAGGACACACCCCCTGATTTGCCGAACAGCGTTAGTTGAGCGACTGTTAAAGCATTTGGTACACGGTGGAAATCAAGGCCAGATGTATAAGCGAATCAACTCCTCAAGGGAACTTGGGCGATGTCTGTTAATTAAGATGAATGATGATGAATGTAGAACAAGACAAACGCTGGAGAGGGCAGGATAGGACTCTATCCACCCTTGTCAGACCTATGGAGAAATCAAATGGATGACTTATTTGGAATGCCGCAGATGCCCAAAATCACCGATCAGGGCTTTGAAGAATTTTGGGAGGCTTACCCCAGATGTGACCGCAAAGGCGAAAAGGCCGCTTGCAAGAAAAAATGGGCTGAGAACTATTATTTTTATCAAGCCACCATGATTTTGAAACACCTTGATTGGATGAAAACAACCCCTCAATGGCTGCGGGACAACGGGGCATATATCCCAGCCCCCAAGGTCTATTTAAACCAACAGCGATGGGATGGGGCAGAAATACCCGAGGCCAAGCCAGAGCGTGACCCTGTGCTGGTAAAACTGGAAGAAGATAGGAAAAAAGCCGCCCCTATGCCCGAACATATCCGCGAGCGTTTGGCCCAACTTAGGGGTGGCAAATGACTTATTTTGAGGCTCACCAATTGTTAGACAAACTGAAAGATGGAAATGAGAATTACTCCCGTTTCGTTATCAACCGAGCGCTTGCGCTTACTGGAGACCATGAGGCACACCGAGGCGAAAGAATGGTTACAGAGGCACAACCAGAAGATCAAGGACTTGGGCAAAGAAAAGGCAACTGCTTGGTGGCAAACAACGATTGCGGACATTGCACGGCGCAGGGGCGAGGTTGCCGCTGATGACTTACGAAAGCGCATGAATGAGATACGCCGCCAGGGTTGATGCCAACCAAAAGCAAATCATCACAGCATTGGAGGCCGCTGGCGCCTATGTCTGGGTCATTGGCTTACCAGTTGACCTTTTGGTTGGCTACAAGGGGCACACCTTTCTGGTTGAGGT